TTATAGAGTTGCTAGTCCTTGAAACTATAACCCCTATAAATCTAGTTGATCCAACTACGTTAGATACTATAGCTCCAGCATATATGTCACTACCTGTGCTTATAATGCTACCTATTTCTCCTGCAAATGTAACAACAACAGCTGCTGGATTAGTTGAAACCACAGACACTGGAACCCCAATACCGTGGTTTGATCTCAGCCTAGGGTCGTTGTTATTTGATGCACCACGTATGTACGCAAAGTATCCACCCTCCTTCTCAACGAACTGAGACGCTAAAGCGGTTCCCTTAGAAAGGTCCGTGTAGAACGTGCAGTTCCAAGGGTTGTCGTCGTTAGTTACAAACGTATTGAAGTTCTTCACAACATTTGGCTCCAAGTTGAACACGCCAGTCACTGTTGATTTGCAGTCTTCTATTGGTGCATCATAGAACTGGTTCCTTGTCTCGTTCACGTTATGTCTCCACAGATTTCCACCCTTAAATGAGTAGAAGTAACTGTTCATACCTATCATCTTCTCTGGTATGTAAGAGAAGAATGATGTCCATCCCTGCGATGCGTCGCTGTATGCTAGTGTGTTTGCCATATTAATCTTTTATTAATCTTACTGATATTCCTTGATTAAGTGATACCCACTTTCTTTCAATAGTATCATATAAACCACTTAAGTGATAGCTCCAACGATTTGAAGATCCTGGAGCTATTGAAGTAGTTCCAAAAACAGTACTATCTTGTAAACCAGCAAAATATCCAGCTGTAGCTGCTTGCCCTGCACCTACTGCTCTAAAGCCACTACTATTGTCTCCACCTGAAATAAACCAATGACAGTTACCTGCTTCTTTTAATTTTGTTCCAATTAAAGGTTGATACCAACTATCTGGTCCAAATAGTTCTAACCAAGTTCCTCCACCTAAAGTTGCTGTTAAAGTAGTCCACTCAGCATCTGTTGGAACGTGATAGCCTGTAGGTGCTATATTAGCTGTTGAAATAATAGCATAAACGTTATACAGTCTACCATAAGCTGCTTCATTTGCAGGGTTAAAATCATAATGACACCAAGCTGGACCATTTGTAGTAGCCCATGTATTTGCATCAGTTACTTGAGGAATTGATACTCCATTTCTAAAAGTACCTACTTTTAAATTACAACCTGTCCAAATTTGAGTTCCTATAGTTATTTCTGTCCCTGGAACACAATTAGAACATGGAGTTATAAAACTTAACTGATCCCCATACAGAGTCTCTCCAAACACTGTAGCGTAAGCCCTTACGTAGTAGGTAACTTCAGATGTTAGTCCAGTAACATTTAATGAGTACGCACCCTGCGCTCTAACAGTGTCTGTTATCACACTATTTGCTATTGTGGGGTTAGGACTTGTTCCATAGACGAATCCTCTAACCGCATTCACATCACCTCCGTTGTTTATAAAGTTACCGTTAAACGTGGCTGTGGTCTCTCCAACAGCAGTTACAGATACCGTATCTATTATTGGACACGAGGCAACATCTGTAAGAGCACCGTCTACCTGTCTTCTATAGTAACCCTGTAAAGAGTAGTACCCGTCTGGAGCCACATCTGTCAGTAGACTGTCCAGGTAAACTGTAGTTGCCGTTGAAAAATTTGCTGAGTCTATGTAAAATTGTAAGGCACTCATATTAAACTATTGTTATTGTTTTTTGTATTCCTACAGTGGTTCCTAAAATATTTGTTGATGTAAAAAGAAACGTCCATGTATTATTTTGTTCGTCAAAAGAAGGGTCTCCTCCAAAAACTGAATTTGTTCTATAAATTATGGTATCACCTATTGTAATACTATACCAATTTATAGGTGGATTTGACTGTGGAACTCCTGTAATCCAAAGTTTTAGAATATTATTGTAAAAAGTCAATGCTAAAATACGTCCATTATTTAATTTAGCTATTTGATTATAAGGTGTTATACTTCCAAAATAAGGATCTCCTGTAGAAGTTCTAGAATAACCCCAAATTGGAAATTGACCTCCACTAGTTCCAACAGTAACAGTGGCTGTGATTGTTGTAAAGTTTAACTCGTTACCATATACTGTCTCACCAGAAACTATTGTATATGCCCTAACGTAGTACTTAACAGAATTAGTCAATCCAGTAGCATTTAATGAGTATATTCCAGTCCCAATTATTGTATCTGTTATCACACTATTTGCTGTTGTTGGGTTAGGACTTGTTCCATAAACAAATCCTCTTATGGCGTTGACATCACCTCCGTTGTTTATAAAGTTACCATTAAATGTTGCCGTAGTCTCTCCAACAGCAGTTACAGATACTGTGAGTATATTAGCTGCACAGCTACAAGGCTCAAAAAAAGAATTCTCGTCATAACAAAGACTTATAGGTGTGCTTACTGCGTAATCCCAAACAAGGTACAAGTACTGATCACCATCTGGGTTATCATATGTAAAACTAGCCTCGTAGTTTCCATTTGATGGATTTAAAACTGGAAGTGCTACATCTAACTCACCTCGTAATAAGTTAACCTGACTCTCTGTGTACAGTTGATCAGATACCAGGAACTTGAATCTATTGTCATCAAACACAAACGTGTCATCAGTTAGTTTATTAGAGCTCATCTTGACAGTACTTCCAAACGCAGGAATAAGTCCTCTTGAGTTCATACCAGTGTCAGCATCGTATAGCGACACTCCGTCGGCCTGCATAGTTATAAAGTCTGTGCTGTACGCACTAGAAATAGAGTCAAATATCCATTTATACTTGTTATGTATTGTCTCTCCTAAGTTATCAACAGAGTTAAGAACAACCCTAACAACGGTTATCTCTTGAGTTACTGGGCAGCTTATAACTAGATCATAACTACTAGCAATTTCTGCACTAATTGTTACAGTTATAGTTGTAGGATTTATGGATGACTTGTAGAATGAATTAGATCCAACTCCAGTTATAGCCTCATTTATAACATTACTTCCGTCATACACTACCAATATATCAGCACCTCCAGATTGAAAGTTGTGATCAATGACTACATCTCCTAGAACACTACCAAGCTCAACATCAAACGTGTATGTTCCATCAAAATTATACTGAGATATCTTTACACCACAGTTATATACTATAGGATCTGAAGGTAATAGATTATTATTAAGAGATAAAACGTACTCCTTCATATACGGATCGTAACCTCCAATATTCTGGTAGCCAACCCTATCCTTGAACTGAGACCTAAACCAGTTTGTCATGCCTAGGCTAGATATAGGAGTAAGCTCCTCACCCTTTAGGTTTAACACTGCGTTTCTCTTAGTATCCGTGAAGTACGAGTCGTATCCGTTCACAACAAAACTCTCTGGGTTGCTGCTTATTCCGTACTCCTCTATCCTTGCTATCTGAGTTCCAAGCACCTCTAGATTAGATGTTACAGCACCTCCTCCAGCAGCGTCAGACAACAAGTTCTTACCAACTAACACGTTTGAAACCTTATCCTCCTGTAAAACAAGTACGTCAGTCCTCCTTGCATGTAGCACGTTAATTGGACCGAAAGACTTCTCACAGTCCTTCCAGTTTACTAGTGCAAGGTTGAACTCGTTTAGTTTATTTAGGTTTGTCTCTGCATTATATATACCGCTGTATGTTATAGTTGCGTATCTGTCAGCCTCTTTGAAGTCCTCCTGAGACACGGCAGTAACCCTGCTACCTAAGTAGAACGGAGCTCCTGTTAATGAGTCTCCTATCTTGTAGCTCTCTGCACCGTTACCAAACGTAAAGCAGTTGAAGAAGTCTAAGTCAATTATAGCTGGCTGTGTACTTGTCTGGTTCTGAAAGTTTCCGTTGTGATACCCCGTTACAATATCAAAGCTCTGACTGTTCTCGTAGTATATCTCACCATTAGATGGCTCTGGCTGTGTCTCAAATATAAGCATGCCAGATCCAGTCTGTACAGTTATATCTAGTGTCACCCTAGAATACTTTCTATTAACAGGGAAAATGCTATAACACCTACAACAAGGAACACCTGTAGTGGCCCTAAACCTAAGCCTTCCCTGATTAAATTCTATATTTACACCTCCATTAAACCCATTCTCAGCCTGAAAGAAGTAATTACTAACCATTTCTCCGTATAACGAACCCATAGCCACGTTATAGTCTTTAAATGTATAAAACTGTGTATTTACAGGACGTTCATTATTACCTCCAAACGTACCATCATCAAAGTTTACTCCCTGGTCAAGATACCACTCAAACATATTTTCATAGTCTTGATTAGCTATAAATGTCTTTTCATAGTCATAACTAAAGTCGTTACAGCGGTCTCCAGTTCCGTCTCTGGCCATACGAATTATAAATTTAATCTGACTTCCTGCTGGAACCGAAAACGGTCTATACTTTCTGTTTTCTGGATCTATTGGATCACCTGGAATAAAATCTGGATTTAACTCGTCAAAGTAGTAGTCTGTATAGTCTCTATCAGTTTTAACCCCGTCATACCTAAACGAGTTAGGGTCATACTCAGCTGTAAATCCAGAAGGTCTAAGCCTCATATACAGACCAGCTGGTTCAATTATTAGATCTCCGTTTTCATTCTCGTTGTTACTTATGAAGTCCTCTGCCTTTGTATCTAGCTCTAGAACAGTTGTATTCACTAAATTAGATACAACACCAATGGTATCTTTTTTAACTATAAGAGTTTGATTCTCAGAAACCTTCTGTCTATTATCACCCTCTAATCTAAACCATGTGTTGCCCTGGTCGTCCTTAAAGAAAAGATTTGTATATACGGTCTCGTAAGAAGAAACAGACTGCTTTAGAACAAACTTATACTTTGTTGCCCAAGACGGTGGTAAATTATTTAGTGTTACCCTAATACTATTTATACTGGCTGAGTTTGACGCATTTATAAATACAGTATTATCAGTATCAACAAGTGCTGTAGAGCTCCTCAAGTAATCGTCCATATAAACAATAGCAACCTCGTAGTCCCTATTACTATGTAGACTCTTCTTGGCTCCTAGTTCTGCAAAGTATACATCCGTGACTGAATTACTAAAGTACTGGTACCCGTATAAAAAAGTTCCAGACTCTACTGGGAATTCTGTTCTAAACTTAACAGCTGGGCACTGTATACCAAGTATATTGCTGCCTATTGAGGCACTAATTAAAAATGATCCATCTATAGCAGTTATACCGCTGTTTATATCAAACCACTCACTGTATGGATCTACAGCTATTTTTCCAACCTTGTCAGCATTAAAGGTATCTGTAAGAGACAACGGAGGATTTGCATCAGCGTATGGCTTGTGTGTAGACACAGCGTCTATGAACTCCTGACTGTTAGCTAAATCCCATACAGAGGTATAATCCTTTTGTAACAAGAAAGAAAACTGATATGAAAAATTATTTGAGGCTCCAGGACCTGGAGAGTTTGGCGGATCATCAAAATTAGAATCTCCAGAGTATGAATCGCTTATTATGTTAAAGTCTATTGTAAGTACAAAGTTCTTCTTTAATAGATTGTTAGAGAAGTCTATGTTTAAATTTGAACCTGGTATAGTTAAACCTGATGTAGGATCTATTGCATAAGGTATTCCACTAGTATAAGTAACTTCAAGTGAGCTGTCTTCTGGATCACTACTTATAACTTGTAGTGAGTAGTCAATCTCTCCAACATCGTAACCGTCCACATAGTTGGCGTACATTATTCTGTTTCCAATAGATGTCTGGGCCTTTGCAGTCCTAGGAACGTTATCGTATAATCTAAGCAGTTCGCTCTCTAGAAGCGTTGTATATATCTTTCTATTTGTAAATACTAATGGCATTGGTCTGTTATCGAACCATCCCTCCTTACTCTTGTCAAACTTCTCTATAACATTTATTATGTTTGAGTCTGAAGTCTTAAAACACACATCAATTCCAACTACCTGTTTAGGTCCAGTGTTAAACTCTATTAGCACAGAATTAAACGAGTTAGTCATCCCTACATTGGTAAAGTTAGTATAGTCTAACTCAAACTCTCCTGGCTCAAACGCTATATCTGCAAACTGAGACAACGAGCTGTACTCTCCATTGTCGTACTTGTACCTGTAAGAGAAAGATATAAACTTATCTAGTATATAGTTCTCCTCTCCAGAACTATTATATAACGAAACGCTTGGCGCACTCATTGGAGGAGCAACTATCACAGATATGTCACTCTCATCAAAGTTGTTGTAAGTCTTTGTTACGTTAATTCTCCTTGGTGGGTTTAAGTTGTCCGTCCAAAATAATAAGTCGTCAATCTTATTTATACCATTTATAAGATGCTTGCTATCAAAGTTAAGTATAGGATTTGATGACAGAGATACTAGGTGATTTGTTGTAATACCATTGTTTACATTATACGAGAGTACAAGGTCGGCATCAGTAGACGTTACAAACCAGTATATAGTCTCGTTTGAACTGTCCTCATAGGCACCAATGCACTTTGCATCACTACTTACGTACTGTATGTTTGTTAACGAAGTGTTCCCTTTAGTGTTCTCTATGGCACCAGCACTCCCTAGATCTGAGTTCGTGGTTGAACCAAGCTCTGAAGATCCTATCCTTACATTCAAGGCATCGATATACTCGCCTTGTTTAATAAATCTCTCGTCAAGGTCCTTGTTCATTCTTCCAGCGTAGAATAATGCCTCAGCTGTCTCTAGTGTATTTGCCATACCTATTTAATCCATTTATCTTTACCACTCATATTCATGAGGAGTCTACCTGGGTGAATGTTTCCTAATCTAATTCTAGTGTTCCTTAGTATAGCTGTTCTTTCTTTCTTTGCTCTCTGTACCACGTACTCCTGAACACCTAACTTAGATGACAGTATCTGGTACTTTATGTGTGCGTATAGGAACTCCTCGGCCATCTTGTTTATGCTCACCTTAGAGTCTTCTCCCTCCTCCATACCATCTGATACGTACTCAAGGATACAAAGCTCTCCAGCCATTCCAGATCCAAAGTTTATGACCCCAGACTTCTTGTCTATTCTGTATGTAGGGTTTATGTTAGCAGTCTCAGTGTTAAGACCGAAACGAGACCCTATAGGGTAGTCGAAGTACCACATGCCGTTGTAGTTGAAGCCCTCTCTTCCACTGAATGGACCAGATCCTGGGTACATTGTTCTCTGCTGGTTTGTGATCCTGTCGTTGTCCATTATAGAGGTTCCCTCTAGAACATCTCCGTCCTGGTCAAACAGTACCCTACAGTTGTTGTCCTGAAGGTAGCTGTTGCTGTAGTTTGTCTGGATGTTCTCTGTCAGTGGACGAAGAACACCATCTTTATATAGTGATATCCTTACGTAGTTCACGTAGTTGTCTGGTAGAACAAACTTAAGGTCATCACATATGCTTATCTCAAGAACCTTTATCTCCTTAAGTGCGTCGTAGTTTACCTCCTGTATCCCTCTCTTTGCGTGGAACAGCACGTTGTATCTAGAGACGTTGTTAATTAACTTGTCGTTTCCAACATACATCAGCATGAAGTTATTCACTACATCATCCAAAGACGTGTACTGATAGGATCCCCAGTTCTCTCCCTCTGGGTTGTTCCCTTCATTCTCATAGTACTGATATCCAGTTAAGTATGCCATTATTATCCCTGTGTTTGTTTGTTATTAGTCTGCTCAACATTACCAAACTGGTACACGTCAGCCTCTCTTATAGATAGTCCAGCATACATAAGTATCTTAGCAACAAGCAGAGGCTCGTCAGTAAGTGGCAACTCAAAGTCCTGGTAGTCATTGTTCTGGTTAAATATAGGGGAACCGTTAACCATTGCATACGTCCACTTAGGGTCCTTTGGAATCCTTATATACTGAGACTTTACATTGGTTATAATTGTGCTTGGATATACAGTTATATTGTTACCCTCCTGCGTGTATGCTGGATAAAGAGTAGACGGCGATGTTAGGTTTGAAGATAAAAGATTTAATGCCTTATCTTGTGAAACCCTGTCTACCTCCTTTGATCCGTACCTAATTGTGTTTATGTAGTAGTAGTCACTAGGAAGTGCAAACTTACTAGATGCATAGGCAAGAGTAGCTGTTGAAGAGAAGCTGTCTATTACGTCCTCGGCTAATCTTATCATGTCAGCATATCCAGTCCCAGACTGTCTGTTATTCATCTTATTTATCCAGGTATTGTACTGGTAGAAATAATCTTCAAATATATCTATCTGTGCCTGCTTTGCAAATAAATTAAAATCATCTGGTGTTATATAGCCAAAATTATTTTTATTTACAGCAGAGAGCACCGTATTTCTTACTGAATCTATCATGCTAAAAACTTTTTACAAAGATAGCAAAAAAAAACACCCCTTATTTTGGAGTGTTTAGTTTGAATTACTTGATGTTATTTTCTAGTAACTTTAAGACCTCAATCCCTTCGTCTGTCTGAAGGTATGATGCCAGTATGTAGTTCTTATCCTCTCCGTATGGAACGGTAAGTATCTTCTTCTTGTTTTGTGGTAAGTTAAAGTAGATGTCTCTGTCCTTATTCTTCATAACAATTATATTGTACTCAAAGAACTTAGCGCAGGTATTCTGTAACTTTAACATTGGGTCGTTGAGCATACTTAAGAAGTCTGATGGGTACGACCTTGCATAAACAAACACGTCCCTCTTAAGCTCTGCTGTAGACATCTTCTCAATATTAGCCCCTAATAAAACTCTGGCCACTGCCTCTAGCATCTCAACATTTAAGTCTCTAGCTGCTATCTGAGCGTCTAGTTCTGCATTAAAGTATTCGATATCGCTTGTAGCATCTTTCTCATTATTAACCTCCTCAAACACTTGTCCATATCCAGGATGTAGTGATAAGAAGTACTGTAGTACAGGATTTGTTTTAGGAACAATTAGTGCCCCATCAACAAAGACAATTGGCTCTAGTATAGAGTTTCCGTCCTGTTCTTCTTCGAATGGTGTCTTCTGGTTTATAGCATATCGTAATGCCCTGTTTGATGTTCCATCGAAGTGAAGTAGAGGTGCTCTACGTGTATTCCTTGATGACAACATGTAAGTAAGTGGAGTTGAGTCTCCCTTTAGAATGTAGATCTTATCTACTGGTACTGCTTGATTTTTCATTTGATGTGATTTAATTTATTAAAAAGAATGCGGCGATTACCGCCGCATCCCTAACTATTTATTCTAGTTTGTGAACAAGAAGAAGTTATTAGCTCCTAATGTACATAAAGCTCTCTCAGATAAGAAGTGAACCTCCATTGCATCTAAGCTAGAGTTTTGTGCTCCACCTGCAGAACCTGTGATCCAAGTCTTGTAACGTCTGTCTTCTGTCTCAGAAGCTCTGTAACGTACGTGTAAGAATGGACGTTTAGCGTTTTTACCAAGAACCTGATCGTATACTGTAGTAGATCCAGCTGGAACTAATACACCATTGATAGCACCACCAACAATACCACCTCTTAATGAAGCGTCGTTCAAGTACTTCCAGTCAGTCTTGTAGAAGTCATAACCTCTACGGAAACCTGTGAACCCTAAGTTCAATGCCATCTCCTTGTCGTTATCAAACAAACCGTAAGATGTACCACCTGCTCCGTAAGAGTTCTGAGCTGCTAACATATCGTCAATGTCGAAAGAGAACTGACGGTTGATGAACAATACATTCTCCTCGATAGCACCTTGCTTGTCAAGTCTTGTGATGATAGAGTCAAAGTCAGACAATGCGGTTGGGTTACCACCACTGAATACGTTACCTCTATTTCCAATAACGTAGAACATACCCTCAGATCCTTTGTTTCCTACAGATCCAGTAGTAGCAATAGCTCCAGAAGCTGTCTCAGCAGGAACTGCCTCGATCATAGACATCTCTAAGTAGTCCTCGAAACGTAGACGAGTCTCGTGCTCTGATTTGATGTACCACAAGAAACCTGTAGCACCGTTCTCAGTTGTAACCTCAATCCATCCAATCTGTGCCATGTCAGATCCAGTAACAGCGTACTTCTCTTTGATAATGATTGGGCTGTTAGAGAAGATAGAGTCAGAAGCCTCAACAGACTCTGTAACTCCAGAAGTTCCTTTTCTAAACTCAGAACCGTAAACAAAACAGCTTACAGTATCTGTAGCTGCAAATGTTTGACCTGCAGCTGCATAGTATGCAACATCAAATGTGTTTGCAGAAGAAGACACAGCTGTGATGATACCCTTGTTAGATTTAACAGAGGCAGCTGTATTGTCAGAAATCAATACCGTTTGTCCAACTTTAAATGCAATTCTAGAAGTACCAGATTGGTTAGAAGATGGGATCAATGTGTCAGAAACTGTGATTGTTGCAGTATCAGCTCCAGCTGCTGCTCCAGAGGCACAGTTTACGTACTTAGTGTGTAGACGCCCTTGTTCAGCCCACTTGATAAGGTCTGATGTAGATGGCATCTCAGCTCCAACAGCTCTTAAGAAAGATGCTACTGAGCGATTTCCATATCGTTCGAACTCTTTCTCGTAAGTATCAGGAAGATACTGGTTCAAGAAGTTGAAGTCCGTGATGTAATTTGTTGCAAGAGTTTGTCTCGTTGCGCTTGGTTGTAATGCGAACCCTGGGGTACTTGCTACTTGTGCTGGCATGTTTTTGTGTTTTAAATGTTTCTATTACTTTTTATTTTTAGTCCTCTTCCGCTGTCACTTTCAGTAGCTACAACTTTAAATCCAGACTGGCTGATTGATTGTGGTACGTTTCTAGTATCCATATCAATGTTCTTAATTTTTCTTGCATTATCTAATAACGCCTCAGCCTTGCCCTGTTCGTAAAAGAACGTGGCCATCTTCTCTGGGTTCATAGCAGCTGCTAATGATCTGTGGTAACCAACAGGATCAGATATCATTCCATTTGCATCTATATACTTAGATATAAAGTTTGAAACATCTGACTGAATTTTCTTAGTCTCCTTAACATCTCCAGGTGAAAACTTAACTGTCTTATCTCCTATAACGAAATCAAAACCTTTGAAATCATCAGAGAAAAGCTCCTCCGTCTTCTTTTGAAAATACTCAGATTTTCTGTAATTTTCTTCTTGTTGACTCTGCGAATCTTGAACGTATTTCTTGTAGGCGTTGTAAGTCTCCTTCTCATCTTCAGAGACAAGACCTCCAGCTGACTCAACTGGTATCTTATATGCCTCCTTTGAATCCTCAAAGTACTTCTTAGCCTTGGCAAGCTCTTTCTTCTTGGCGAGTTCCTTCTTCTTTATATCCTTTGGATCGTCTAAATCCTCGTCATACGAGAACTTGTCTTCAATCATATAAGCGATATCCTCAGAGTCCAGATCTTCATCTGTCTGTGAGTAGTACTCTGCCAACAATGAGTCTGAATCCATTGAGCTGTAGTCCCTGTTTAACTTAACAAAGTCTTCTATCCCACGTCCAGTCTCTTTCTTATATTTGAAGTATGCAGACACGTCGCCTGGCAACTCCTCTGCTTCCTCCCTCTTTTGAAATAACTCATCAATTGATGTTACCTCCTTATTGTATCTGTTCTTAATGTACGAGAGTACATCCTCATCCTTTAGTCCTACCTCTTCAACTTGTTCAGTTGTAATAATCGGCTCCTCTTTCTCCTGACTAAACTTTTCCTTGTGTTGATCTAACAACTGTTGCTCTACCTCTTGAATAGACTTTTGCTCAGAGACTCCTAGGTCTCTAACTGTGAAATTTTCCATTTGATTTGATTTTTAATTAATTGTAAACTTGTATTCTTACAGGTAAATCAGTAAATGATGTTGGAAATGTATTGTTAGTTCCATTTGTATTTGTAAGAGATATTGTAGCTATATTATTAGATGCTCTATTTCCTGCGCTTAAATATCCACCAAATTCAACAAAAGAACCAGCCCATACTATTGTCTTACCCGAAGTCAAAACACTTGATGATAATGTGCAATATAAAGTACCACTTATAACTGAAAATGTAATTGTAACACCTAACTCATTAATAACATTAGTGTATGTAAAATCTGTTCCGTCATAGGACAACAATATAACTGTTTCGTTAGATGTTTTCAAAGCAACAGTTCCATCAGCATCTGGAAGACTTTGAATTCTATTTGCAGAAACAGAAGTAGGTAGTTGTAGCGTTATTGTTTTTAAACCTCCGCTATTTTTACCAAATCTTACATTATTTGTATTTACAACAACTGAATCTGAATTAACTGTATTTTGAACAGATATATTTGATCCATTTATAGTAGAATTTGAAATATTTGTTCTAGCGGCAGAACCAGGCATTATAGTTCTGGATATAGTATTAACTTTCCATAAACCACTACCTAAACTAATAAAAACATAAGATTCGCTAGAAAAAATTGTAAAAGGTCCTGTTTGTTGATTTGCAGAACCCATCAAGAATGGAAATGGTAAATTTAATACTATATCACCAAATATAGTTAATTGATTAGTTCCAACTTCTAAAAACACACTTATTTCTTTACCTATTGGAGCAGAAGCTGGTAAATATACCCCACTAAACCCTGTTCCGCCTAAATTAATTCTATTTATATCATAACTAAGCGTTTGGTATGGTGAATCACTTGGATCAAGATACATTATACCATTAGTTTTTGTAGCCGCTCCACCAGCTGCTCCCTGAGCACCAGTAGGTCCCTGCACTCCTTGAACACCTTGTGCTCCTTGAGAGGCTAACAGTGCCCAGTTTGTTGTAGCTAGGTTTGGAGTTGTAGTTCCAGAAGTTGCTAGTATACAGAAGTAAGACGCTCCGTTGTATCCTACAGCATCATCTGCAACATAAGAAGTTCCCGAAACCCATGCACCTTGCCAGTTTAATCCAGCAGGTCCGACTGGTCCTAGAGGTCCAGCAGGTCCTTGAACTCCTTGTGGTCCCTGTGATCCAACACCAACTGTGTCTGCTAAGTCTTGAATGGTATAAGCCTGTGTGTCTGAATTTAACACTGCTGACTTTCTTTCTGTAAGGTTAACATTTTCTGCTATACCTATAAATCTTGTTCCTGATGGTACTGTACTCATTTTTATTTTTTTTGCAAAGTTAGTTATTTATCTTGGTTCAAATTCAGCCATATCGAATCCGTCCAAGCTATCCTCATTCGACTCAAAGTTTACTGGTGGAAGGTTATTCTACGCTGGTCAATTAACTTTGATTGCTGTGTATTCTGTATGCTTATTCTCTTGTCCTTAGCCTTTTCTTTAAGAGTGTCCTTCTGACTCATCTGCTCTGTCTCAACACCCTTTAGCTGCATGTTTAGATCAAACTCCATCCTCATTAACTCCATCTTAAGCTGTGCCTCCTGTTTTAGTTTCTCAATATCAAAACCAACCTCTGCCTGCTTGATCTGCATCTTGGACTGTGTCTCTGCCTGTATAGCCTGTAACGCGTTCTGAGCTGCTGCCTGCTGTGACTGCTGCTGAATCTTGCCCTGCATCTCCTGCTGGGCCTGTTGGTTCTTCTGAATGGTCTCCTCCTTCTTCTTTCTCTGAAGTTTAAGGTACTGGTTAGCCAGCTTGAGGTTTCTGATCTCTCTGATGTCTATCGCATCCTCTAGATATATAGCATCCCTAGACAGAGCCATCTGAATGTTAGCCTCTAGCTGAGCCTTCTCCTCCTCGTCTGGTGCAACCTCTATAAATATACCAAAGTCATATATATAGAGATCTTTAATGTCTTCAAGTATACTCACGTTGTACTTACCAATCTGTAGAATAAACTCATCCTTAAAGTCTGAGTACTCTAGTATGTCAGCAACCCTATACGATATAGCCTCTGACAGTGTTTTAGTTATGTACAAGCTAGACTCTAGTATGTGTCTTGTAGCTGTGTTCGAGTTAAGTGCCGCTAGTTTCTGTACTCCAACCAAAGAGTTTGGATCTGGCATAGAGCCGTCACGTGCCTCGTTAAGACCAGTCACATCCCTAATCATTCCTAGGTAGTGGTTGTAGCTTCCTACAAGGCTAGATATCTTGGCCTGTCCACTGTTAGAGTTAAGCTCCTGTATTGGAACCCTTGCGTTGTTGAACTCACCATCTCCAGTGTAGCTCCTACCGATAACACTACCAGTCTGGAAATACAGTCTGAGCGCGTCCTCTGGTGTGTATGCCGATCCAGTTCCGAGGTCTACCTCGTTTATACCGTCTGCGTCAATGAATACACCGTCAGGAACAACCTTAGATATAACCTGCTGCAGCTTTAGGTGTACAACCTGTATAAGGTCAGCAAATGGTATCATCCTCTTAACTAGTGACTCTATAGATCCCTTGTACATCCTTGGTGCTACAGCCACGTAATTAGGTATTGCATACTGAGATGCAGACTTAGGTCTGACCATGTTGCGAGACAGCTCCCACTTAAGCATTATGTTAGTTCCCATAACCATAACACCATCGTACCAAACGTCTATAGTCTTCTCAATCTTTTCAAAGTTACCCTCGTCCATCATCTCCTGTGGAGGATTGAACGTGTCTTCCTTGTCAATTATCTTAAAGTTTCCGTTATCAAGGTTCTTCTTCTTGTATACTATCTTCTTGGTTGTCTTATAGTTAAAATATAACAGTGTAGCAGAGTCCTTACTAAAGAGGCTGTTGTTATAAAACTGGGATGAATTATTATAGTTGTACCAAGACTGACTATACTTAGAAATCTCTTCAAGTTGTTCATTAGTTAAGGTAGTGTCTATCTTTACAAGCTCTGTTATTGGAACTGTCTTGATCTCTCCCCAGTAGAAGCAGTCCTTAAAGTTTGGATCCTCTGTGTAGCTGTATACTATGTTTGCTGGGTCTACGTACTCAATCTTAACCCCTGCTCCTGGAAGGAACATGTGCTTTGCAACACCAATTCCTAGCGTGGCAATGTCGTAGTCTATTCTTTTTCTTGTCTCGTTGTACTTATTCTGATCTAGAATCGTGTTGATGGCCTCCTCCTCAGCAATCTCTATCGCTGGCTTGTACTTAAGCTCCATGTACAGAGCAAGCTCCTCGTCGTTCTCTGGAAGCTCCTCTGGGTTTGTATCAAACGCGTCAACTCCTAGGTTGTTCTTGATATCTGTAAGGATATCCTTTGACAGCATGTCTGCCTGAATCATGTCCTGATACTTGGTCTTCTTCTGTAGCGATATCGAGTCCTGTGCGTATGCCTTAACCTTGAACAGTCTGTCATTCATTCCGTTAACAACAACGTCAACAAACTTTGGTATGATAGGAACTGGAGTCCAGTCCAGGTTCAGGTGACTAAGGTCACCGTCAACAGCCATCTCGTTCTTGTACTTGGCCACCGACTGCTCTCCCCTTGCGTATAGTCTTAATCTATGGAAGTCTCCCCACTGATTATAAAATCTTGAGTTAGTGTTATCCTTTCTAAACCACTCATATTGAATGGATTGCCCAATCTGTAGTCCATACTCATATGTCTCCTTTTCTCTATCTGACGCAAACTGGTCAGGAAAGCTGGCAGGATTTATTTTAATAGTTACTTCCTTCATCTTATAATTTCACTATATCTTCCATTGTTATTATATTTCGCAAAGGTAATGCTTAATTTCGATTCTTTTTTTGCCGTAAGGTACACATTCTTTTGGTTAGCCATTATAGCTAGTCCAGAGCTGATTGCAGCGTCAAACTTTGTCCTGTTGTTTATATCAAACTTGGCCCACTCCTCAATCGTTCTCGTGAAGTACATGTCGCCCATCTCGTCAGAGTCCCTGTACGTGCCCTCCATGTCTAGTCCAACGTACTTCTCTATGTACGACTCAATTGCAGCCGCGTGAGACTGCTTAACGTCCTCTGATGAGTTAGGTATACCACCAAGCTCCTTCTCTGTCTTAGAGAGGTTCGTTACGTGCTTATCTGGTCTGTTCATGGAGAACCCCCTGTAACCCCTGTTCTTTAGGTGGTACAGCAGCCTTGGCTTGTTATTCTCTACAAGTATAGGCATCCCGTAGAACACACACGCCATAAGAACCTCCTCAAAGAATATCTCTGCTGTCTGTGGCCTCGCTATGTACTCAAGGAAGAAGTGGTTGCTAGGTGCGTCGTCCATATTGAACTTGGTCAGACCGTGAAGTGATCCGTTGGATCCACCACCACCAACTGTACCAGATATGTCGTACGGGTCACAACCAAACGCACCGATGTGGTCGTTGCCTGGGTGCCTCATCCCGTTCTTGTTTATGACGTTGTTCTGCATCTGGCTGCTAGGTATCCACGACACCAGGAACCTTCCCCTGGAGTCTGGTGTCCACACAACCCTCGTGTCCTTCTCTCCGTTGAGCCAACTGAAAGATCCACGCGTGAGAACCCTATCCCTTATAAGTGAGTCGTTGTAGTCTATCTGCTGGTATATCTTTGTTAGGTTGAATATGGAAGACTTGCTCTCGTCCCTGAACGCGTGAGACTCCGTCCTTGAGAACTGCCTGTAGAACTCGTTGAGAGCGTCAGCGTCTCCCTTGAGTGACTCCACCTCGTTCTCCCAGTAGTCAACTGCCCCTGTCCTTATCATGGACCTGTCTATACTCTGTACTGGCTTTGCTGGCTCTCTGAACACTGGCATGCCGTAGATGTCTATGTAACCCTCAAAGTTCCACTCCATCGGTATATACAGCGAGTACATACCAGACTTGGTCTGTCCGTTGTTGTTCCTTGTCTTTATGTTTGAGTCCTCGTACAGCCTCTTGAAGTTAGAACCTCCCTTTGCAAGAGCGTTAGGTGTTGACCCCATTAGGCACTTACCGATGATCCTGCTACCCAATCGTAGACAGGTCTTTGTAACCCTCCAGTTGTTCAAGATGTTATCTGGCGCGAGCCACTTACCGCTCTCGTCGTGTATCAGCAGCTGTAGCTTCTGACCATCGTACGAGTTGTCTCCTGTGTTCTTCCAGTCGATTGTGGTGTCAAGACCCTCAATCTCAACCTCACCATCCTCGTACATGTTCTTCTTGGTAATCTTTGATGCAGGAACCCTGAACGCCAGCTCTGTCTTTGGCTTGTCCATACCGTCCTGTATAGGCTTGAAGAAGAATGGGTAGTTGTTCACTATGGGTACAACCTTGTCCGTAAACATTGTCTTGGCATCGTTACCAGTCTTTGACAGTATACCAAGTCTTGAGTCCTTTGCAAGTGTTCCTAGGTTAGCAAGCTCGCTTGATCCCATAAACGAGAATCCAGAACGTCTGATCTTAAGGTAGGTCATACCGAAGCACCTGTCGTCAGCCTTGCATGCCTCCCAGAATATAAAGAATATCCTGTTTGCCTCCCTGAAGTCTGGAAGACCGACGTCAATCTTTGTCCACTGTAGGTACATGTACTGAGACCCAGTTATGTACGTGTCGATGCCGTTGTTTTTGAAGAAGAACCCGTTCTCTCTACGGTCAAACTCACCCTCTATATAGTCAACCCACTTGGCCTTGAACTCCTTAGACATCGTGTGCCACTGGAATATAGACTTTATATTTGATAGCTCTCTTGGGTAGTCAGCTGGTTCCCAGTACTGGTTCTCCCTCTTCTCGTCCCTTTTATACACTTCTTTTGGGACGGATGGTAGTGCTATATTGAGACCATTTATCTCGTATATGTCACCTATAGTTCCGTCCTTAGATATTACCACAAGGTCGTGCTTCTCGTCATAACCATAGGCCCAAGACTTTGCCTTGTTCTTCATGTGTATGGTGTTAGCAGGAAGGAACTCGCTAAGCCTTGTGTATAGATTATTTTGATCTTTTTTCTGCAAATCCCTGTATTTTAGGTTCCGATACCTTGA